TCTCTTGATTGAAATGCTTTTCTTGCATTCTCTAGATCCCATGCAGTAATTCTATCTCCTTTTTTATTTTCCTTTGCAAGATCATAAATTGATCGGAAATGTTTAATTGATTTATCCCACGTATCAGGTTTACCTGCAGGAATTGTTTTTTTACTTTTTTTAACGATCCATTTACTTTTTGCGGCTTTAATCATTTTTCCTGTTTTAGCTGCGTCCATGCCTTCCATGACATAATGTTGATCCCCTTTAACAGCTTGTCCTGTTCCCCGTGTGGGAACTTGAATTAATTTTCCTTCTTGTGCTGCGTCCATACCTTTCATAACATAATGGTCAATACCTTTGACGGCAGCTCCTGTGCCTCTTGTTTTTTCTCTAACCAGCTCGCCTTCTGCTGCTTTGACTAATTGTTTCTTAGATTCTTTTTTCTTTTTTCTTTCGTCTAGTAATCTTTCGACACGCTCTTTTGCAGACATGCTTTCCTCCATATGTTCAAGTGGTAAAATATCATGCTGAGGATGTCTCAACTCTTGATATTTTCCCACCTTCGCTTTGACGGGTGTACTTCCATGTTCATCCGTCCATTTTCTCGCCATCTTAGGTTTGTTGGCCCACATCCATTTTCGTTGCTCTTCCGACCTAAAAGGCATTATATCATTCCCTTATAGTACTTTCTATAAGTCTTGTTAGATCCTGGTCCCCCTTCAATAAAACTGCCTGAATAAGCCTCTTTAACTTTTCCGCCTTTTTTGAAACTTTTTTTAATATGGAAAATGGTGCTTTTTGTCTTGTGCTCAGGATAAAACTTATTTTCTTCAGCTTTAGTTCGGGTGTGAGTTACACCAAATGTAGTTCCACCTTTTGTGGTTGCTCCAATACTAACGCTTCCTTCTTTAGTCGTAGAAGGGGCAACATTATATTCACCTTCTTCTGTTGTTTCACCTAAAAAAGTATCAAAACCAATATTCCAATCTTTAAGGAATTCTTTTTTTCCTATCTTCAAACCTTTTTTAAAGGTTTTATCTAAGGCTATATTAATGCCTCTTGTTTCTGTTTTACTTGTATCTTCTGCCATATTGGGGCCCCATTGCTTTCGTCCTCATTAAGAGTTGAACGCCTTTTTTCGGTTGTACAACTTCTTTGAGTTTATCACTTTGCTTCTATACAGTCTAGATTCAAGCGATTTGGCAAACGGATCACGCTTCCAGTTGCGTCCTAATCCTGGTTCGAGCTGTTTTGGCATTTGAGATCGTGATATTGCCATTAGTTGATTATCTCTCCTTTTTTATATTCTATATCAGGTAGTCCATCTTCGTAAGTCTTCCCATCAAAGGTTAAGACCTTTTTTCGATTGGCTCCTTTTTCATTGTAAGAAACATGCACCCATCCGCTTTGGTCTACGTCGGGTTGATAGTATTCAAGAATAAGTTGGTCAAAATCGCAGTTCGCTTGTATCCAGTACGCTACTTTGATATTAGGAATTCCTCCAATTTCGAAATCGACTGCCTGACCTTTGCAATGCTGCGAACCATCGGAACTGCCCAAAATACGGTTCACCTCTAAACTACGAAAGCCCGACGTTATAAGGACGGGCTTTTCAAATTTTGCTCGGACAGGTTCCAGAATCTCATAACAGACATTTTCCAGATTTTTGACTTCGCCTGCGCCTGGTAAATTCTTTAGCCCATGACGGGCGGCAATTTGACTTTTAGTAAATTCACTTAATTTAAAATGTTTGGAAAGCTGCATGGATTAATTTTTCTTTAAGAAATTAAAAGTAACCAGACTATAATGATAAATATAAGAAGCGCATAACTCCAACTTATTAGATCACATCCTAAAAATCGGTGATGCATTAAAGATGGGAGTTGGGAACTTATAGATTTAATTCGTTCCCAATATCCCACAATATCCCACATAAAACTATTAGCTTGCTAAAAAATAAACGACAACGATTGCTACCACAACCGCCGCAGATATCTTTGGATTAGCTTTCACTAATTTCCAAAGTTGTTTCACTTTTTCCATGTTTCCTCCTAGTTATCAGTTTAACTACAGTTATTTTTATCTAAGTCAATTGGTTTGTCGCCATAGAACCATACCCATGATGAAATTTTCGTTCCATCTTGTGTATAGGTGCATTTTTTGCCTACCGAGCAGGCGCTTAAAGCGAATAATAGTGCGAGTACCAAAAATAATTTATTCATCGTTGTTCCTTTTGGTTTCATTTTCATACGTCAACGCTTCTGCGTTGTCTTTCTTTTTTGTTTGACAACACTCTCCGGTTTCTTCTTTTTCTTTTGAGTGCGTACCACAACATTTTTTTGGATCTATTGGCATGTTTCACATTCCCCCGTGTCATCAACAACTGTAACGCCTCCAAAAACTTTTTCTTTGACAATACTCACTTTGCTTTTATCATCTTGTTTTTTACATTTACACATCTGACACGGACATATTCCAAGCATATCAGAATGACCTACCACAGAACAATGGCATAGACAATTGCAACTTTTGCATCTGACCTCGGCCATGATTCTCCTATATAATGTGATTGATTAATCGTAGAAAACGGTGACAAAACTTACTCCACCACCAATGGTGATATGAGGGTTGGCACAACGAAGACCTGGATAAGGTATATCCATTTGATATTCTCCAAGAACAGCGGCTGTATTCATAGTACAAATTGCAGTACCTGAACCTCCTCCGTCTTTAAGAACAACCGTTCCAGCTGTACCACTGTGAGCTACATAAATACTTTTGACGTGAGCTGCGCCTGCAAAAACAGTGCCGTTTGCACTTAATTGCGTCGAACTTATATGTGTCCATCCTGCCATAATTTATATCCTAAATTAGTTCATCTAGGGCGTCAATAACGCCCTAGATAGTTTTAATTAGTTATTAGCTCCAAGGTTGAGCAAATGCTCCGTTACCAACCAACATAGTATCAATTTGCCATATTAAACCGGCAATTGCTCTACATTGAATATATGATCCTTCAAGTCCACCTTGATCTGTACCATTCAAAGTAAGCGTGTCAGTACCACCTGCATTAAATGCAGTTACCACTCCTGGGTCAGTTGCTGTATTGTTATAGAAGGCAGTCCCTCTAAATACATCAGCTGTACTTCTCCCTGCTGCAGTTCCTGCATTCAGAGTAAAAGTATTTCCTGAAAGGTTTGCTGCTACCAAGAACTGATAATACAATCCAACTCTGTTTGTAGAGCTTGGATCATCAGATCCTGCTGCTGCAGGTGTTGCTGTATCTATGATTTCAGGTAAGTTGAAAATAACTGTGTTATTTCCCAACTGTATTACTTTACCTTGGTATAAATCGATACCTGCAACATTCGTACCACCATCAACAGTACCTGCTGATATTACCCCTGTCGCCATACTCGGACCTGTTCCTAAGAATCCTCTTAGGGATCTAACTGGTCCACTAAACGTTGTTCTTGCCATTTTATTCTCCTAGTTAATGTAGATATCGTCTCTAGGCCGTCGACTATACGCGTCGATATCTAATTAATAATTGTATAGTGTTTTAATTATACCCAAAAAAAAGGGGCGATGCTAGACCGCCCCTTAATGTGATTTTATGAAAATCTACTTAAATTACGCCGCTCCCGGAGTTCCGAAGATTCCTCTAGGGTCAGACCATCCGAAGACGTATCTTTCTCTAGCTTTGAATCTCACGTTTCCAGTGTCGAAGTCGCCTTCGATAGCTGTCTTGATCGGTGCTCTAACGAAATGTTTTAGTCCGTTAGGTGCATCTGTAATCAAGAACCACGCATCAGTATCTACTAAGAAATGGTTCACATGATGACCTTGTGGTACCATCCCCATTTGATAAATTGCGTTGATATCATTATCAGCTGTTCCCGTTCTTTGAGGAGATCTCATAATTCTTTCAGCAGTGAATTGTAATTCTTTTGGAATTATCATTCTTTGTGCTTGAAGAGCTATTTTCAATCCTCTTTCGTCTACGAACGCTGCAATGTCTATCAGTGCTTGTTCAAGTGATGTTTCTGACAAATCAGCCGCTGTTGCCAGCGCGTTAGACCACGTACCTCCAGTTGATAGAGCGTGATTGGTTACGCATAAAAACGAACCATCCCCTCCAGTACCTGAAGTGAAAGCGTTGTTAAGAACTGCAGCACCTTTAACTTGTTTAGTATGTGCCATTGATCTTGCCAATGCTCTTGTGTATCTAGCCGCTAGTCTGTCGTACAGATTGTCTTCGATAGCTTCCTCAGTGATTGCAAAAGCGAGAGCAATTGTCTCGTTAGTGTATCTTGCTGTGTAAACTTCTTTCGCATCGTCGAAAGTAACCATTGCGCCTTCAGTTTTAGTAGCCGCAGCTCCAAAACCAGAAAGCATAACTTCTTCTTCGAACGCACGATCAGACGTTTCTGTAGCGAAAATTAACGCTGCTTCATTGTCGTATCTATTGTATTCCAGGCCGAATAGTGCATTCAAACCTGGCTCTAGTTCTTTGACTAGCTGTGCTCGTGATATTGCCATATTATGCTCCTATTATGCTAAGCCTGTTGTGCCAGTCTTATAAAAGTGGTTATTAATTCTAACCAGTACATCTACATTTACTACGCCTGCTTCATCGTTACCTACATCTTGAGAGATGTCGATCGCCTGAAGAGTTATAGTAGTTTTAGTGCCTGAATTAGAATAGTCTAACTGAACTTCCGAAGTACCGGTCACGGTATTACCCGAAACATTAGTTACATGAAAATTTTTAAAAATATCAGCAACTGCAAATGCTCCATCAGAATCTATCTTGTAAACTTGATCCGGTGAATCAATAACGAATGCCATAATGTCACTCGCTACGATTGACGCAGGATAATAGTTTTTCCAAGTAGGCTTCTGAGTTGTCGGGTCTGTATAAAAGCAACCATTAAAAACACCTACCACAGGTGTACCGCTGCCAGCTGTATGTCGTTCAATTCCTCCGCCAGTGACTGGAGTTACCAGGTCACCTTGGAAAATTGCTGTACTATAACCGCTTGCAATACGATATCTGTTTTGGGCATTGATAAAGTCACTTCCATCTAATGATCGAACTGGTTTCAGTCCGAACTTTTCCGCGACATTAGCCATGTCTTATTCTCCATTTTT